TTACCTATTAAGTTTTTTATCTTTAACAATTTCAAATGTTTCCCATTTAATTACAGCTTCACCAACTTTAGAGCTATCCATTCGTAATTCAACATTGGCCTGCTGAATAGAATCTCGGCCAGCTTGTTCATTGGCCATATTTTTATATATATCTTCCCAACCTATTATATTTCTTGAATAATAACCATGAGCTCTACCCTCTCCGCCTCCTCCAGAACTTAGCCCAAGATTTCCCCTCATTATAGCTTTTCTTCTATGATAAGTTTCATCCGCTTGTTTTATAACATTACCCCAAGTCCATGGTGAACCAAAATTCTTTCCTATGCCCCAGATTATTTCTAATAACCAAGCTATTCTTTGAACAAATGAACCGAGTGCTACTACAGCCAATTTCATTAAGCTATTGAATCCCATGATAGCTCCTAGACCTGTTACTATTAATCCTATTGGCCCAGTTATAATTCTTATTAAACCCCCAAACATAGATAATCCTGAAATAGAGCTCAACAAACTACCCAAGAATTTAGGTATTGCTTTAATAAATTGCCAAATTACCCCAAAGAAACCTGTTCCCCCAATTACTCCTGGAGCAACATATTTCTGAAAGCCCCTCATTCCTTTTTTAGCAAATACTCCCCCCGCACCTACCCATATTGGCTCCAGTAATACCTACTCCTATTGTAATAAGTCGTATAGATATTAGCCCAGCCAATAATAATCCCGCAACACCTACAGTAATTCCTATAATTGAAGTAAGTGTAAAGAATACTTTACCTAAAGGTGTTTTAGCAAATGCTGTCATAGCTAACATAGTTTTCTGTAAACCTTTTAGAACTATCCTAACAAAAGGTTCTAAGGTTTGGCCCACTTCAATTTTAAAGGCTTTCCAAATATCCTTTAAAATAATCATATCACCCTTAAGGCTATCCATTCTCATCTTAGCCATCATTGTGGCAGCCCCTTGAGAATTAGTATGAATATTCTTAAGCATAGTATTAAAATCCCAACCTAATGATACAGCTCTAGTTAATGGGTAAAATGCTCTAGCACCACGAATATTTAATAACTTTTGAAGTCCTGCAGTACCTTCAACATCATAGACTCCTTTAAGGGCTTTGGTAAAAAGTCTTATAATTTCACCCATAGGTCTTAGAGTACCTTCTATAGTTCTAAGTTGAGTTGGGTGAATACCTAGTATTTTTAATACATCAGTTTGGCTCTTAGTTCTAAAAGTACTTGCAGCTCTAGCCATGTATTGAAATACATTACCTAAACTTCTACCAGCAATACCAGCCTTAATACCAGCATTACCCAATACTGTTACCATTGCAACTACATCTTCAAAGGGTATTTTAAGTTGAGTAGCTGATGAACCTGCAAACTTTAAAGCTTCATGTAAATCAAAAACATCTATATTAGCTCTGGTAGTTGAATAAGCTAATATATCTGACATACGACCTGAGGCTTTTGCAGTCATATTAAATGCAGTCATCATATTGGTCATCATATCAGCTACCCCACCTTTGCCACCTATAGCAGCATCAGTAGCAGCTCCCAACATGGTAACAGCCTCTATGGTTTGATTGATTTGGGGAACTGTATAACCAGCACGTCCAAGATACTCCATAGCTGAACCTATTTCCGTTGCAGCGTACACAGTTCCCTTGGACAATTCTATGGCACTCCTTGCCATAGACTTCATTTGGATATCAGTGGCTTGAGTTACAGCTTGAGTACCCCTCATAATCCAGCCAAAGTCAGCTGCAATCTTGATAGTCTGGGCAAAACCAGCAGTCATCACAGCCCCAGCAATACCAAATCCAAGAGCTAACCCCCTAACTGCTCTTAGGTTACTCATCATAACCGCTTGGGTATTACGGTGCATAGCAGACATAGTAGCTGTAATGGCTGCAGCCTTCACGCTAAAATGGTCATGTAACCTTACAGCTAAACCTATACCAATATTCTGATTACCTAAAGAAATCATATATTATTACCAAAAATTATTTGAAGATGTACTTGGGGGTTTTGGCAAAGAGTCAAAATATCTCTGTGCCAACTCTAAATAAATTAGCCTTCTTCTTGTGGGCATACGTCTAAACTCAGTTTCTGTAAAGTTAAATTCTGCTCTACAGACATGATAATACTGAGATTCAAGGGACCAGTAAAAAGGCTCTACTAATCCCTGGGGAAGAAAAAATCAGATTTGTCGAATAAAGAAACAATCTCTTTCTCCGATGGTCTTTTAGGGTTAACTAGTTCTGCTATTAACCCAAACTCAGGGTCCTCTTTATCAAGAATATTTCTGAGGTCTTTCATATCTTTACTAGTGAATGGGTGAAAATTTTCAATAATATACCAATTCCCATCAATTTGTAATTCTAAGTCTCTAAGTCTCAATTTTTCATTAATACTTAGGTCTTCTTCTTGCTTTGCTAGTAATTTCTTTTCATCAAGTCCAGTAAGATATTTAAATCTTATGGTTTTTCCACTAGATAACTGCGTTTGATATGTAGAATCATCCGATTTATACGCTTGTGGAAGTTTATCATCAAAGTTATTTTCACCCTTCTTGGGTGGAGCTCCCCCTGTTGAGAAATCAAAATCATAGATAGCTAAATCCTCTTTAAAGGTAAAGGTCATGCCTGATTTTTCAAATTGATGTTCAAATGTTATCTCATTACCTATTGAAAACATCCTAGATTTTAGCATTAGATAATTTTTATCTCGAGAAAACCATTTCATAATATCATTATAAGTAGGCTTACCCTTAGAACAACTTACAACAATCTGTGCAAGGAATTTTGCTATAGCTATCCCTGCCTTAGAATCCCCAACATTGGAGATAATATCTTCATCCTGCCCATTAGTTTCTCTAATATCTACAGTAAACCCACTGGGCATGTGAATAGTCTGTGTTTTAACTTCCCCAAACTCCTGTGGAGAAATCATGTCGAGTGTTTTGCTTTCTTTACTCATGTTTTAAGTTATTAATAGGTTTAAAAATAAAAATAAGAGTCCCCGAATATACCAGAAACTCTTACAAGAATACAATTGACAAGGTAAAAAATCTTTTTAGAATTTAGCTTCCTTATCTACACAGAACTCTATTGTTTCTATAGTATTTTCTGAGCTAACTCTGTCAAGTTCTATACCATTTATCTTACTAGGCCAAACTCCAGTATAATTCCAAGTATTGGTAGGAGTAAGCAAATCAGTTCCTAATTTTTGTATCTGACAAGCCTTCTTATATACATCAGGTATAGTCCCCCCTCCTGTAAATTCATTTTGAACCAAATTTATCCACCCCCACATTAGATTATCTGGTAAGGAATTGGGCATTAATTTCTCAACTGTAATCATCCCAATATTAACCATACCACCAGTTTTTATTTTATGATTACCCTCTCCATGTTCAATCTTCTCAATTTCCCGGTCAGGAAGTGTTACCTTCTGAGCCAAGAAAGGATTCATACCAAATAGAAATATGGTAAATTGAAATCTTTTGTGTGGATTAGTTACTTGTGGCATTTCTCAATTAATTTAAGTTATCTTCAAACTCAACTCCAGAAGGAGTGGAAATAATATCTACTGTAAATTCCTGTAAAGAAACAATCTCTTTCAAATACAATTCAACCTTATACTTTCCTTTATCAAGGTCAGGCCTATTATTTACTTTAAGTTGTGCATCATTACTGGCAAATTGGTCACCCCTCCACTCATAGTCAACCAATGCCCTTTTTTCGGAAGAGGCAAGAGATTCAAAAAAGGGATTAACTTCATTATAAACATCTTTAAACATCCTAAAATCATTAGGCTCTTCAAGATATTTCTCAAGACTAGGTCTTATTGATTTTCTAATATAAATCAATAACCTAACAACATTGATAAATGATTTTCTGGAGGTAGCTAATTGGCCACTAAAATTACCCTTAATAGATATTTTGCTATTTTTCTGAACTACTAGATTAATTTGCCTATTAGCAAGAGCATTAAGGTCGGTAATATTAGTAGCAAAATTGTTTACAACTCCTAAGGCATTAAATATCTGACCTCTAGTTTCACCTGCAAATGAATACCATGGGCCATTCTCAATTGATGACCTCATTGCTGCCCCAATAATATCTCCCAATTCAGATATTTCTTTTGTTAATCCAGCATTAATGGGGTCTGGTATTTCAAGGCCCCCAGCAAATATGCCAAGAAACCTAGTATCAGTAGTTATTAAATCCCTTGCTGCTTGAAGTTCTGCAACTGTATCATTAGAATTAGCTAAATGGGCAAAATATATTATATCAGTTCTATTAGCAGCATAAGATGCCCCAGCTATCTGAACTGCTGCAGCTTCATTATCCAAATCAGCCAATACCTCAAAATCATCATAAGCATCAAAACCATAATTTCCAGTTTTACCAGCAGAATCACCAATATAATCATTATTATCAGGAGCTGTACCGTCAGTTCCATTCTCCATACCCCAAGTTCCATTATTAGGTCTTAATGGAGCTGATAATGCCGATAGGTCTAGATATACCACATTAAATAATTGAGATTCCTCTTGTATGATAGAAAGGAAATCCGATTCTTCCACAGTGGGAGTACCTATTATTTTCAAATTAGAATAATACTCATTTAATCTTGAGTCGTTAGCATGAGTAATACTTAAATCAAAGGCATCTGCATCTCCATTTGAAGCAGCCAATATTTGAATAGTAATATTATTATAGTCAGCTCCTGCATATTTGATGGTGAGGTTAAATAAATCATCAATACCATCATTAGCAAACTGAGAACCTGCTTCATCAATAGTTGCCTTAACTGCATCCAAAGTACCAGGATCAACGGGATCAGTATAATGACCCATTTTAGTAAATCTTACAGCAGCTCCTCTTTCAATAGCCCTTTTTACAAGTGTTGCTGCATCAGAGGTAATATTCTCACCCCCATAATGTTTATTAAAGGCTTCCCAAGAGGTCCAGAGTTCTTTACTGGTTCCAAATTCCCCCCTAACAGTTCTACCTTTTAATGCAGCTACCCCTTGAAGAATAGATGGTACCTGAAAACTGGCATCTATTTCGTTAAAAATAACTTGTGAAGTATTAGGCATAACTCTTTTCTTTAGATGTTATTATTTATTTAATTTAGTATTGTTAGTTTTTCTTGTTTATTTCTTCTTTTAACCTATTAATTTGGTCATCAACATATTGCTTTATTCCAACATGAATTCTCATGTGCTCATCAAACATTTTTTCCAATTTTCTTAACTCATCAAGTTTAGCATAAGTAGTTAAGGTAATCTGTATTTCAGATAATTTATCTAATACAGGTCTAAGAGTTAAATCATCCTTTTGATTAACAAGGTCTACTTTATTATTTACCTCACTAAATTTACTATATAAATGATTAATCCTTTTGTCCTGTTCATCATCTTTATTGTCTTTTCTGAGAATTAATCTACTAACAAAAAATCCTATGACTGCTATTATTACAGATAGAACTACCAAAAAAATGGTTACAGTTAATTCACTCATGGAGTATTAATTATAGGTACAACAGATTCATTAATATAATTCACCTCATGGGTAGCTGTATTATTTACCTTAAGTAAATCAAAAATAGTTTGGTCTGGTCTTACTATTTTAATTTCCTTAACCTTAGCAAGAACAGAGGTAATTAAAGCTTCTGGTTTTTGCCATAGGTCATGAGCTTGGAATGTATATACTTTCTCCATAAAATCCCCTTTTATATCAGGTTTAGTTATACTATATTCATGGGTAACAAAAAATTGGTATTGGGGGGCATTATAAAAGGGTATAAATGAAAAATCATGAACACTATTAGCGAGAATGGCATTTAATAATCTGTCTTGAGTTGAAGTTTTTGAAGTTAATGTTATTTCAAACCTTATATCTGTAGTTTTTGGGGGCATTCTAGTTACAGTATAAGTTTCATTATCAGTATTTAAGATATAAATATTTTCATTACCCCCTATATTACCCGGTAAGTAATATAAAAAATCATATACAATTCTTGGTAATGTTTTTAAATCTCTTGCATCTGGTGAACCTGCTCCATATAATCTTACAATAAACCCTTTACTATTTTTAATAGCAGTTTCCTGAGCTTTAAAATCATCTATATTATTATATGTTTCCCTATTAGGAGTATAGCCTGTTGATAACAATGCCTCATAAAGAGATTTTTCTATACTTCTATCTACTACCTCAATAATATCCCCTAAAGTAATATTCATCTTAATCCAGGTCTATAAGTTATTGACATGCCTAATGTTCTTAGTTTTACAATTTTACTAAGAATTGCCCTTTCTACAATAGCTGTAGGACCCCCATTATTTTGAAACTCCCTAATAGAAGGGCCCCATAAAGGTCTTCTAGGAACAGTAATACCTTCCTCGTGATTAATAGCATAATCTGCAATTCGGATACCTCTATGGTTATACTTATTGGCTTTAACCCCCACATACCATACATTATTCTTTCTCCAATGTTCTATAGCATTATAATATGCTTCTGTATCTACTAATATACGGGGATCTCCAGAAACTGTATTCCAAGCCCGTTGTGGCCAACCCAAATCTTGGGCATTAATATGACCCTTCACAATATTTTCTAATTGTGATGCTGCTTTTTCCATCCCCCATCTAGCAGATGCCATAACAGAAAGGGGTAATCCCTGTAAGGCAGCAGATACCCCTTTCCAATTTCCTACAGCAATAAATTGCATCATGTTTGATTGAGTCTATCAGTTCCAGTTTCGGTTTCCTCTCTTCTAAGAATAATTAGTACATGTAAGGGATCATCATAGGCCTGAGAAATAGGAGTATCTCCCTCAGGTTTATATAATATACCCCTATGTAAGAATAAATCCTTATCTGGTTTAAAATTGAACATACCTTGAGCATTAATATAACCTAACTCATTTAGATAATCTTTGTTTATAATGATTATCATATTTTGTTCATCTATTTCTCCTGCTCCTGTTTTTCTTGTAATGGGCCAAGTTCTGAAATAATTATAACCTATAAGAACCTTTAATTCTACATTATCATAATTACTTATATTATTATCCTCATTATAAAGTAGAACAACTTCTACAGCACGCTTCCAAATAACTACATCTTGGCTGAATGTATCATGTGCATCACGGATTATTTTCCTATAACGCTTCCAAATAGCCTGAGGTATTTTAGAAGCCATGTCTTAATTAAGGTAAGGAAATTATTATACTGTTGTAGGATAGGTTTGTACATACTCTACATATACAGCCAATAGGCCATCAGTAAGAGCCTCAACCGCAACATCAGCTACCACACTACGATAGCCTGTGGTTTTTTCTGTAAAATTAGCAGTAACACCATCTTGTACAGCATCTACAGGAAGAGTTGCAACATCCCAAGGGTCTGATACATCACTGATGGCAATAGCGGTAACAATGTCCACATTGTTATTAACTTCTAAACTTAGGGCAAGAGTACCTGCATCAGTTGCAGAAGTAAAAGTTGTTAATACTTCATACCAAGCTTTTATAATATAAGAATTAGGGGGTAATTTCTCCATAAATGAATTATTGTCAGCAGGGCCGGGATTTTGATATAACCTATGTCCTGCAGCAATACCCCTAACAATATTGGCAGCATCAAAAAATCCCATTATACTTCTTTTTCTTTGACCCCCTGATATGTGTCTCATTACCTCACCAAAAGAAGCTTGATAAAAACCATGTGCTTGTGCATGATTAAGCATTTGCTCCAGTTCCTTATTACCTTCAAGAAATACTGGTCTTTTTGTTAAAATACTCATTTTTTATTCATCAGTTTAATTATAAATACACTATAATTTTATTGTTCATTATAATATCTATTAAGTATTGTTACCTCATCATCAGGTTTTGGTAATTCAGCTTTAATAGGAATTATAGGCCCATGAGCAACATGGCCACATATAGGAAGGTATATTCTAACTCTATGGGCTAACATACACAAATCAGATTTTAACTGGTCAAAGGGGGTATTGCCCCCCACCCCTGTTTTAAACATATCAGATATTGCCTTAGAAGATTCAAAGAACTCTACATTTGAAGGGCCTGTTTCTATTTTCTTAATTAACCCCTGTCCTTCACTATCATCACCCCCTACTGATTTTATCAACCCTTTCTTAGACTCTCTAAGTATATAGTCATAAACTACCAGTTTTGCAATTAGATAATTAATTAACTCTGGCCATTTAGTATAATCCTCCAAATCTACCTCAATAATATTAGGGTCAATTAGAGTTTGTAAATATAACCTCCAATATCTTATTCTTAAGGTTCTAAATTCAGTTTCTATAAGTATCCCCTCAGGCATTTCTGTTTGAATTAATCCTATTAAAGAATCAGGTTCAAGGTCAGCTACAACAATAGTACCTTTTATAATTGTATTCCAACCAGCCCCAGAATCTTCCTGTATTATATATTCAAACTCCCCTATATTTTGAGTATGAGGATTAGGTAAAAAAGTAAATGTAATAGTTCCCAATGCTCCTACACCAGCCAAGGTATATAGTATAGCCTCATTATCGTCATAAGCAATTAATTGATATGATTTACCAGATGCATCATAAGGTTGCTCCACCCCATTCACAACCTCGGTTATATCAATAACCTTAATAATTGCATCATTTTTATTTAATGAGATACCTAAATATGAAATTTCCATTATTAATAAAAATTAAAATCTTTTTAATTTAACTTTTAGGTGTCGTATGATAAGTTTTAAGGGATTACCTGCTACCTTAACATTTACTTTTTGATTAAGATGATAGGAATTTGTAAAAACTAATATAGTTTCATCAATGATTTGTATTTCATTAATTATATCTTCTAAAGCATTTAGGGAATCCAATATTGAGATTATAGTTTCAGTAATACCCTGAACTTCACCTGACTCTCTTACAAAACTTATGGCCATAAGTATTTGTTCATTAATATCTATTTCATCTGTTGCATACCTTCTAAGAGTTCTAATTAATTGAATAGATTCAGTAATAGCCTCAGACTCATCCAATGTTCTTGACATAGCTATTACCCTAGCAACTGTTTCAGTAATACTTAATGGCTCATCAACTTTTCTATTTAGATTTAATAAAAGGTCAATAGTCTCTGATATATTTTCAACCTCATCAATTATTCTTACTAACCCTAGTTGGGCTATTACTGACTCAGATAAACCCTCAACCTCATCAATTATAGCTTTAATGGCAGATGCCAATGATGCAATAATATCTTCCGTAATCCCTAAAGTTTCATCTGTTAATCTAGTCTTTCCAAGTATTGATATAATAGATTCATTTAAATCTATTATATCGTCTACTAGTCTCCTTAAATTCATTGCGGAAATAACTAATTCATTTATGCTCTCTGATTCATTAATGAATCTATTAAGAGAACTTGAAACATTAACTAATTCTGATACACCTACTGATTCATTAGCAAACCTAAATAAATTTAAAGTAATAATAATGTCCTCTGATAAACCCTCAGTTTCATCAATAGTTCTAATAATATCCAATATAGTTAAAAGAGTTTCAGATAACCCTATTGATTCATCTATAATATTGACATAATTCATGCCCGCAGTAGCAAGGTCTATTATAACTGATTCATTTATACTTTCAGCTTCATCCATATTTCTTACCATGGCCTTGATAAAAAGTATAACCTCATTTATATCAATTGTATCAGGATTTTCTCTAATAAAAACTACAGCCCTATTAACTATTTCTGATAAGCCCTCAGTTTCATTAATAACACGAGCCATATTTAATAACTTATTAATTGATTCAGTAATTGATTCAATTTCATCTATATTTCTTATTGCTGCTCTTAATATAGTTACAGCTTCTGATATAGAAGTGGTTTCGTCTATATTTCTTAATACTCCTATTAATATAGTTATAACCTCATTTATACTCTCTGTATCATTACTTTGTCTTAATAATTCTAATAATAAATTAACTGACTCTGAAATAAACTCAGTATCATTAGATGTATCAATAAAGTTATCCCCCCCTATAGTTACAGGAGTTATTACCTCATTAGCAGTAGTACCAAGTCCAACAGTTACTGAAGAGTTACCATGGTCTTGATTACCTATAAATTCTACTAATATAGCTAATCTATCAGAAACATTACCTGACGACCAACCCCCACCTGGTATATCTACAGTAAAAGTTCTGGAGGCTGCTCCAGTTTGTTGAGATGTAAAGGCTCCACTTTCTAAAATAGCCCCTGCTGAACTCAATCTTACAGCTTGTACCCTTATACCAACTTCAGGATTTGTAACATCTAATTCAATCTCCACAGTCCATGAACCACTCTCCCAAGCTGTATTATTGGGAACTCCTGATGGGGTTATCCATGCCATCTTAACAGTTGCAGCTACTCCAATATTACCAGTAGCTTGTCCAGTATCAGTACCAGTACCCTCTGATAAAACAAAATTGCCGATGATTGTACCCCCCCAAGCAGGAGATAAATCACTGGCAGTTATTTTTTGAATCCAGGTAGACATTTAATTTTTAAACTCTTATGGTTATAATTTCGGTATCTTCACCCGCCTTATTAAATAAATCCTGATAAATATTTTCATCTATCCAAACTCCAGCCTTAATATAATTAGGTAATGAATCATCTAACATCTCATTTTCAAGGCAATATACATCAGGTCCTGATTGTCGCTCTATCTTCAGATGCTCTTTTCCGTGGGCATCTTTTACAAAACCATCATCATCATTATCACTTTTATATTGATAATAAAACTTTTTTAGAACAGTTAGACCTACACTGGGTAGGTCTTGCCATTTATCTTTAGAACTAGAAAATACTCTGCCATCATCATACCAAGCTTTCCAACCAACTATTTTCCTTCTTATAATTGGGGGTTTTCTTTTAAGTATAGCAACCACATTTTCCCTAGTTCTGGTTCTATCATTAATTGCCATTACTAAGAACCTAACATCTCATGGTTAACAAATACCTTTAAAGTATCTGAAGAAGTTTTAGTTGTGGCTAGCCCATCGGCATGCATAATAATAGGTTCAGATGCCCCTGGGGAAGGATTTGTTAATATTACATCATCAATAGCACCATTCACCTCAGTTGTACCAAAGCTCACCCTATAAGTAATAATATCAACCCCAGCTCCTGTATTATCAGCATCACCATCATTAACTTGAGGATAAGTACCATCAATAGCTTTACCAGTACCAACTTGTGTTCCTGGGCTTGAACGGTCATTGGTTTTAGCTGGTGCTGCCCCATCATTCTGATAAAGCTCCATAATCATATCTGGTACTCCATTAGCATCAGTAAAATTAGTTGGTACAGGAGATATAGGAGTACCTACAGTCAATAAGGCTCCCCTTTCAGCATAATATAAATCTCCAGCATTAGTTACAATATTTTCTGACCATGATACAAGTTTTAGCTCAAGAGTAGTTGCATCTTTTAATATAGCTATCACCAAGCCTTTTATTCTCTGTAGGCTATTAGAAGCCCCACCTACTCTTATGTTCTTTGTCCAGGGCTTAAAAGTAAATAACTTTGGCACCCAGATTTGTGGAATTTTTAGTTTCATAATTGATTTTTTATCTTTAAAGATTTTTTAGGTTATTTTGTCAAAAACAAAAAAGAGGCAAAATTCCCATCCTGCCCCCTTTTAAAATTTATTTATCATCCAAGCTTTTTAACTTTCATCATCCACCTCTAACTCTTCAAGAAACTGAACCATTTTCTTTGGTTTCTTCTTGGCAAACTTTACTACATCCTCTTCTGTTACCTCATAATTTTCCTTGTAGTATTCTACCAGTTCTTCAACAGACATGTTATTGAAGCCCTTATTAGTAGAGGGAATATCTTGCCCTTTTTTACCATCTTCCAATTCTTTGTTAAGCTTATCCTGTACCTTCTTCACATCTTCAGCCTTAACCTCAACAATATGACCAGCACTAAGAGCTAATTCTGTCCTCTTACTTAAAGGGCCCTGAAACTCAGCTATATCTCCCCGAGTTACTTTTAGCCCCCTAGACTTATCTTTCATGTTAAAGGCAGATGCATCCCAAAAAATAGAGGCAAGCTTACCCAACTTGAAATATCTTGTTACATGTTTTGCCATAATATAATTAATTTAAGAATGATTTATTCAATCGTAACTTGCTCCAGAGGGTCAACATCCATATAAGAAGGAAATCCCTGTACTGCAAAATCAAGAGATTGGTCAATAATTACACGGGCATCCCTGAATACAATTCCAAAACCAGTTGTTAAGGAAGCATAAGTTTCCAGAAGTTGTTTTGAAACGATTCTATCTTCCTCTACCAATAAAGGTTGAGCATTATATTTAATAACAGCTGAACTTCTATCAACTACTATCTGTTGATCTGTGGGGACTGCCCCATGAATATAATATGCTGAAGATTGTGGTAGAGGAGTTCTCATATCCAATCTCTTAAAGGTAGCCCCGGTATTTTGTGGGGTCTTAAACTCATCCAAATTCATAGTAGCAATAGCTGCATCTTCCCCACCTAATATCCCAAACGGAGCTCTACCTATTCTCGCCATTCTTACCCATACTCTAAGTAAATCCACATAAGTAAAGTTTGAAATACTGGCCACTCCAACAACTGGGGCTGATTCAGAACCATTAGTTTGTTCTCCATTTATAAGAACATCAATAAGTAGAGCATCAATACCATGATTCAATTTTACCCCAAAATCTTGTAAGAAAATGCCCATTACATTAATGGTTACATAATTAGCTACCTCATAAGGTATAGCAATACCTCGTCCCATTTTTCTTACCTTCAATGTCTTTTGACCAAAAGAAATAGTTCCTTTAGTAATGGTCTCACCTTCACCCACATATTTGGGGGCTGCATCTGACATATTTAAATGGGGTATGGTAACTGATGGGTTTTGAATAGTTTGCTCTGCCGCAATTAAATCAGCCCATATAGGAGCTTTTCTTAAACCTAATCTAAGAGCATCACGAATAATTTCGGGAATCAACCATCTTACCGATTCATCAGGTAAAGTAAAAATATTTTGAACAGTGTCAATACTTATATTGATACCCAAGTCCTCATAAAAGGAGTTCATTGAGACACCAAACCTTTTCTGGACAAAATCACCAAAAGATATATCTATTGGATTTTCAGGGTTCATCCTCAAAGCTTTACAAGCCTGGGCCATCTCCTTAACACTGTCCTTATATTGAGACTTCATGTAGGTCTGTTGATTAGCCATTTCTATTTCATTTATTTTAGTTTGTAAAAAATTTATTTTTTGTGGTTACTATGCTTTTAGAACTACTTTAAGTTCATCACCATCAGCTAATGTTTGAACTATGTTCCAACCAACAGTTTTAGCTACTGCACTAGAAGCTAAGTATTCTCTTAATCCAGTAGTAGCATTAAATGAGCCTAATTCAACTGGGCCACAATCTACACCCCCTGCTTCGGACTCACCCACTACTAAAGCAAAGCCCCTCATACTAACAGTTACCATATCCCCATCAGCAGCATCCATTAAAGCAATACCTATTACAGAATGCTCATCTGCTGAATTAGTACCCGCTACCACAGTACCTGCTGCTTCTAGGGCTACCAAATCCCCCGCAACAATATCACCATTGGCTTCAAACTCTAAATTTAATTTATGAGCTTCGATATGTTCAATTATCGTTTTGGTTACGCTTCCTAATGATTCTGGCATTTTATTTTAATTTTAAAGTTTTTAATAAATATAAAAGGTATTGTGGGACATTATTTAATCTTTATTGTCCTTTTTATATAACTCATCTTGAAAACCTGCTGCAGGTTTATTTGATTTCTGAATTTCAGCCATTACATCTGCCATAGATTTTGGCTCTTGCCCACCTTCCTCATCTTCATCATTGGGGTTGGTAATTCCTGAATTAGCTTGTTGTGATGACATTCTGGTGACATTCTTACTACCACAATCCTTGCACTTACCTTGGAATTTTTCTTCTAGCTGATTTTTGTATTGCTTAGATAAAGCTGTCAATGTTTCCATTGTACCTTCAGCAATTAGTTTAGTTACTGACTTATCAGCTTTATCAGAGCCCCCTATAGTAAGATGATATAATCTAAGGGACTCCTGTCGTGTTGATTCCAGAACTTTATTATAATTACTCTCAAGTTCATTATGGTTGACTTTCAAGTTATCATAATCATCTAGTTTTATCTTTTGTTCTTTATCAATAAGATAAACTTTTGCATTAGGTTTTTCATTCACAAACTCAGAAAACTCATTGATGATATTTTGTTGTGACTCAGTGAGCTTAAGTTTAGGTAATTGTTTATTTACAGCTTCCACTACTTGTTCTTCAGTGGAATCCGCAGCTAATGAGAAAAACCCAATTAAGAAAGTTAAAAATTCCTTGTTCATTTTTTCAGTGTTTTTATTGTCACTTTTATTATTAATAGAAGTATCAGGTATTGTATCATCTGACAATGATAAAATTTCTTCTTTAAAGGCCTCTTGTATTACTTTATAATCATAATGACTCTCATATTTCTCAAAATCTTCAGCATTAAAACTAGTTGCTATATTATGACGATTTTGTGATTCTTTTGGGTCAACAATTTTATTGTCCTTTATTAATTTTGCATAAGGGTCTGCTCCATGAGGTACAAATGATATTTCATCAAACCTCATTATTTTAGTTACCACCCTTCTTATTAAATTACCTTTTTCATCAAATGTACCTAATTTATTAAAAAACTCATCCTTATCCATTTTGGGATGAGATTGTTCCCATGTAAATAATACAGTAACAGAGACTGAATGAACTGAGGGTGGGTCACTCATTAAGGAACGAGCTAATTTGGGATTAGCTTTACCATCAATTTTTAATCTTACATTTATTCCCCCAGGTACAGAAACACCCTCATAAGTTCGATGACCTTCAAAAGAAGCCTCAAGAACAACACCTACATCATTACCGATAAGTTGCTCATGGTTGTTATAAACTGTCTGACCAATAATTAATTTTACACCTGCTTCTAATACCCCCTTCTTACTAAAATCAAGGGGCCCAATTTTATTAATTAAAATGGCAGATAAAGCCCTAAATAATGGATATACAAAATCCTCATCATTAGGTTCTAAATCTGCTGGCTTAAGGTCAGGATAAAAAGTATTGAAATTAGGAGAACTTGAATCAAATAAACCAAATGATTCTAAATCTAGGGGTTCTCCAGAAGAGCTTATAATCTTAGGATAATCTTCTAACCTACCCTTTATAGGAAACTTATTGGTCAATAAACTATGACCAAAAAACAATTTCTCTCTTGATATTGGCATAAGGGGGTAATTATTTGTTATTAATTGATTTAGTATTGTTAGTTTTATTACATAAACACCCAACTAATTTGGGTAATTGTATAGGTCTTTCAAAATATTCTATTCTACCCTGTATTTTATGACATGAATAACATACCAAATAATATATAAACATTATTATTTAGGTAAATCATCTTTTATACCTTTCCAAGCTTTTACCAATTCAATAAAATATTCAATAGCTTTTTCAAGTTTAGCCATCATTAAAACAGCAAATATTAACAATATATATAAAGTAAGAGGATATACCATGTGCTCTACATTAGTTTTATTACCCTCAATTATTACCATATAATATAATAAAATAATTAGTGATGCTTTACTTATTTCATCAACTTGATACATACCATTACCCCCCTTAAAGCCCAGCAATAATGCTTTTACCTCAATGATTGTTATTATTAATATGAGTACCTTAACAACCATTAATAAGACTATATCCACAAAATTAGCTACCTCTTGCATAATTACCCAGTTATGATTATACCATTTTCATCTAACTCTGTTAATTCACTATTAAGATTATTATTAGATGGTTTAGTTCTTCTTGTACCTTGTGGTTTAGACCTATCTCTTGACCTCCTGTCTGAAGCATCCTTATCCTTTTCTCTATCTTCTTTAGCTCTTTGGTCACCAATAACATTATCATTATTAATGTCAATTCTGGGACCAGGTTGATCTGGTTTTTCTAACCCTAACATGTCCGCAAATTTATCTTGACCTATAAGCCCATATTGATATTGAACCACCAAATTTCTTAATAATATTTCTTGGGCTTGTTGATATTTTAAAGTATCAGTAATGGTAGATGGTTTAAAATCTACACTTAGCCACCTAAAGTTAAAACCCCCCAAAGTAAGAGCAAACCTATATCCAAATAATAAATTCTCTTTTATTATTTCCTGTATATTGGTAAGACTCGCCAACATCTTAGTAAATAATATTGTTATCATAGTTTCAGTAGCTCCAGGTCTTCCCATAAAAGCAGCATCATAGCCCAAAGCGGATGCTATTAAAAACTCATTCTGCTCAAAAATATCTTTAACTCCTTGAGCTGTTCTAGTAGTTGCTTTAAATTCAAACTCATGGTCGTCCTTAAAACCTACATTTACCCCATCAGCCAATCCTTGTAATACCCTCTGTTTTAATTTTATTAAAAGCCCATGCATTCTTGATTCATAAGCTTGTTCACTTTCATCAGCCTCTCTATCAGGCTTATCCATACGTGCATCTAGATAACCCATAATACCCATAATTTTGGAAACTGTCCTTATATTATTTCTAAAATCTTTTTGGTCAACTATAGGGTCTAATGCAGCAATATATGGGGGTATACCATAAGGTAAATCAGTATCCCCATTTAAGGCGTAATATTTAAATTGGTCAGGATTTAATTTTCTTAAATCATTTAATAATCCCACCTTCTTATTTTTAATTTTTTGATAAGGTTGATACCCCCTCTCATTCTTATTTATTACAAACCTTATTCTTTCAGGGTTAATAAATCTGATGCTTTCAAAATTATCAAGACTCATATTAGGAACCCACTCATTTGAAACAGCCCCCCCAATCATAGCTTGACGAAACATCTTATTAGTTATGCCATGCATTCCTGCTGCCCCCATGTGCCAATTTTTAGAGCTCTCTTGTAAAAATAATCTCATTTCATCTATTTGATTAGCTCCTACAGTAGGGTCAAAAGTAATTTTATGACCAGTATTTGCAAGCTTTACAAAATCATTTAAAGCCTGATTCATATCAGGATTAATCTTAGCTAATTTTCTTATAATAGGAACTACTTCAAAATCATATTCAGGTTTAACAATCTTCAACCCATCCCTCAATAAATTTAAAAAATGAGGGTTTTCATTGTCCCTAGATGAAGATGCACCAGGTGAAACAATTATTGATTTTTTATTAATCTTAATTGTTTTCTGAGTTAATTGTTCTTCAAGGTCATTAATCTTACCTACTAATTCTTTATATGTTCTATCCCTTAATATTTTCATTATACTGGTAAAGTTACAGGATTTTTTCTTCTTATTTTCCTAATATGATTAGTGATTGCTTTAGCTAATATAGAGTCATCTGTATAAGTATCTCCCTCAGATACTACATCATCAGATTCAGTTTTACTATTTTTACCCATGGCAACTGGTCTATTTCTTTCATCATAGATAAAGGTATAAGCTTCTTGAATAAAGAAACGGTCTTTTACAACAATTTCACCCACTCTTATAGCTTCCTCTAGTTCTGCTATAATAATAGGCCTATTCTTTCGAGTTGTATACCAACCCGGAATATTTTCTTCTCTTGGCTTTTTCTCACCTTTTTTCTTAACTAATTTCTTAGAATAATATATATTTGGGTAATGAAGTTCTTCAAGTTTCATGGCCACTGATAATCCGATATCATTTGATTCTGGGCCAAGGGTTGCATTCTTGTAAATTTTACCCAAGTGATAGAGAAGTTTTGCAAACCTATCTACAGGTATTTTCATCT